GAAGCACTTTTCCAAGCAGTACCATTGTAAATGTACAATAGATTTGTTGATGGATTAAAATACATTGATCCTGTTGTTGGGTTTGTTGGATCGCTTGGATTTACTGGTATCATTACTGATCCACTTCCACTAGCATCAACTCGAGCATCAAATATATCTTTTCTACTGCCACTAATTCCACCACCTATTACAAATAATGAGTCTGTATTATTTTCGGTATTATGTCTACCTATAGCAGTTTGATATGAACCAGATGCTACTGTACCATATCCCCCAGCATGTGAAGCAATTCCTATTGCACGAGTATTGATTCCTTCAGCGTGTGATCCTTGTCCATCAGCTATACCAAACCCCTCAGCATGAGATGCTTCACCTGATGCTATGGCACCATATCCTTCAGTATGAGAATAATTACCAGAAGCAGAAGTGTATGTTCCTTCTGAATGAGCACCATACCCAGCAGCTACTGTGCTGTCTCCTTCAGCGTGAGAATATTCTAAAACTGTTGATGTTTTATATCCCTCAGTGTGAGAAGCATAACCATTTGCTGTTGTGTTATCTCCTTGTTGTAAACTTTGATTTGTATAATTAAATGTAAAAGTACTATCGCCAGCAAATGTACTACCACTATTAAATTGGATTTGAGTGTCTAAACCTCCTGGTACTCCACTTCCACTATTAATTTTATTTAATAAATATACAAAGTTACCGTCGCCCTCTACTCAATCTAAAGTAGAACCTTTCACTGTTACTGAATCACCAGAGTTAGCTAATGATGATGATCTAAGAATTAATCCCATTATATAGTATATTTACAATAAATATTGCATAATAATAGCCCCTCGTTACGAGGAGCTATCGTTTTGTTGTAATTTTGTGTTAATTACAACGTGTTTCGCTGTTTATCACCTTGCCATTGCCCGTCGTATAAATCAGCGGGATTACATTCATGGAAATAGATTTGCGCTACTCTAGCATTTTCTTCAATGAATAGTGTTTCATGAACATATAGTAGAGTTCCCATAAATTCAGTTTCAAAGCCGGGATCAAATACAGGGCTATTAATTATTGCACCATTACGATATAATGATGAACGTTGTTTAATAAATGCTACTCTGTTGTTTGGTATTTTACATCCTTCGTTGAATGTAATATCGTATACACCAGCATAAAGTAACCAACCATGTTTACCGTCTAAGTTCATTAGACCGTAAGGAATATAATTCATTAATTCGGTTTTATCTTTTAATACTTTACCGATTTTTACAGATGATTCCAATTTGTTCACTACTTTAATGGATAAATCATAACCTACTTGTGCTGGTTTGCCTTGTGTTCTTTCTAGTTGTAATAGACCTTCGTCAATAATTTGTTGTGCGTTTAACATAATTTTTTTATTTTTAATATACTATAGTTCTTCTACTACTCCAAGTACTTCAGCTAAAATTAATAACCCACCTGCTTGATAGGGACATCCTAATAATAGTGCCATACCTACTCCCATTCTAATACAGGATTTAATAATACTAATAGTGAAGTGCCATTTTGTTTTTGAACCTTGTTCTTGCATAACTTTATTTTTTATAATCTGCTATTGTTTCTGAATCATCATTTTCCCAAGGGTATACTATCCACTCTGTACCTATTTCTTCATAATGGAATGTTGGTTGAACTATTGCTGTTGGTTTTGTATGTATAGTAACTATATGGTTATTGGTATATTTTTCTAATGTTTCACCTGTATCACATATATCATCTACTATTAATACAGAACCAATCAATACATCAGTTCCAGTTTTGAACAAGGGAATATTCAATTTATGGGATAATATTACAGCGGGAATTAATCCGCCTCTAGGCAAGCCATAAATTGATGATATCGTTATACCAGATTCTTTTATTTTACTAGCCAAATCTGACATAGCATTATCGATATATTCCCAAGTTAAAAACCGTTTTTTCATATTATCTTAATTCAGGACCATTCAATTCAATCGCGTGTAGGAACTCTTCACGTATTAAGTTATCCTTTTCCATAAACACACCACTAAATTTATTTGTAGTCATTACAGATGAATGTTTAATACCTCTATGTGAACAGCATGTATGTTTACAAGCAATACTAACTGCTACTGATTTACATTGCATTTTTTCAGCAATATAATCGTGTATTTGTGTTGTTAGTGATTCTTGCATTTGTGGTCTACGAGCGAACCATTCTACAATACGATTTAATTTAGATAATCCAATAACGTGTTCGTTAGGAATATATGCTACTGTAGCATAACCTGTAAATGCTAGGTTATGATGTGCACACATACTAACAATTGGAATACCACCTTGAATTACTAATCCATCATAACCTTCGTCATTAGGGAATACTGTAATATTAGGTTCATCTGTAATACTACCTATAATTAAATCTTTAAGCCAAGCTTTCGAGACCCTCATAGGAGTATCGACAGTTTGTCTATCAGCTTCATAATCAAAACCGACAGCTTTTAAAAAGTTACCATAATGTACAGCAGCCTCTTTAATCATATCCTCTATTTCTTCTTTTGTACGAGGTAAGCTTCCATTAGATTTTTTTAGTAATTCTCTACTCATATTTATTTGTTTTTATAATAATTTTTATTTACGTATTTATATTCTATTCCTTCTTTCAATAAATTAAACATTTTACGTTTACTTACCTTAATACCATCCATACATTCCTTAACTGAATTATATATTTTGTTTGTTGTTGAACATACAACTTGGTTTCCTATTTTAGGTCCAGCACCTGGTTTTGGTTTATCTTTACCACCAGCATTAGGTTTTGGTTGTCCTTTTTGTTTTAAGTCAGGTTTACCTTTACGTTTGCTAGGAATACCTGTTTTAGCTATACTTAAATGTAAGCAATGTTCTTTGCTCTTTCTCTGTCCTTTTAAAGAATTGCTAATTTTGTTTTTAGTATTCTCACTGCAACTACCTCTACCATTGCCTAATCTTAAATTTAATCCATTCTCATTTAATACATTATAAAATTCTCCTCAATATATTTCACGTTCATCTAACTGTTCTATACAACATTTTTCAACAATTTCAAATAAGTGAGTTTCTACACCATATTTTTTAAATGAATAATATAATTTAGGTTGACGTTTACATGTTATACGTTTATAATAATCCCATCTATCTTCGATGTTGGTTGATTGCCCGATATATATTTTACCACTTGGACTTGTAATCTTATAAATTCCTATATTCATAATGTTTATTTATTATAATAATATGAAATTTAATGAATTTGTTAACTCATTTTAATGTTTCCATTTAATTTTCTACTTAGACATTAAGCGTTTTATCCCAGCAGCTTATATGCATTCTTGAAGCGGCTCTGAATTTATATATTTTACTCATTTCAAATACTAATTTTGTTCTTTCATGGAATTCTTCTCTACTATCTAGCCCCGGCATACACACTACATTTTTAAGAGGTATATTGAATGGTACTATAAAATCACGGAATATTTCCTTAACATCATCTTCCGTTGAAATAACAAATTTAAATTGGTAATTTGAATGTTCCATTATACGCTCTATAGCTCCTGGAATTATACGTTGTTTTGATGGAAGACCTGAATTTGATAATTTTGGGCTGCAGTTGATTTGGTCTATTATTTTAAATAAATCATCTTCAATTACTACGGTACCGTTTGTTTCAATTTCATTATAGTTATGTCTTACAATCAAATCATTCTCCGGTAATCTCCAAGCATATTCTTTGCCAGGAAGTGTTGTTGAAGGATCTACTTGTAACAACCAATATTTATGAAAATTAACAATAGCTTCCTGATGTCCTTTAATTGTAGGTTCACCACCAGTCCAAATGATATGGATAGTACCATTTTTAATATCATCGTAGATACCTTGTTCTTTCCATCTGTCAATTAGATACTGAAACTCCTTATCTTCACCTCTCCATAACCATTGAGATGTACTGTCACAAGTCCAAGTTGCTTTACCTTCAGCGTGTAAATCACCAACGAATATTTCACCATCTTCCAATGATTTTTCTTTCATTAGCTTATTAGCGAATAAACGGGACATACCGCAAGTTAAGTTACAAGTACCTAAACGTACGAAGTAAGATGGAACACCAGATGAAATACCTTCACCTTGAATACTGTAGAAATCACTACTGATAAGTAGTTTATTTGGATCTATTTTGCTCATATAATTGTTTTACTAAAAATAAAAAAATACCTCTGCCTTTTCAAGCAGAGGTACTAGGGTTTTGTGATTAAGCAAACGCTAATTTACTGTTTTTAACTCTACGGCGAGTTAGGTTGTACATTGCGTTAGCAATAGTTTGATTGATACGACGCTCACCATTAAGGATGTAATAGATGAAACGTGATGTATAACCAGTTTCTTCGGCAAGACGTGTAACGTCACCTTTTCTTGAACGTGCTTTGTAGAAAGCTAATTTTGCTGTGCGATTTAAATAGTTCGCTCTAACGTTTGTTTGAAAACTCATAACTTAAAAATGTTTGGTTAATAATATAATAATTTAAATTTTTTATTTTGCCTTTTCTAGGTATTCTTCTATTGTAATGTTTTTTTCTTTTTCTTGATAATGAAAGTCTCTATGGCAATTAGAGCACAGTACTATACACTTGTCAATTTCTTGTTTTACTCGTTCCCATCCGTATCGTTCACCTTGGCTTATTTGGAAGTCTTTTTGGTTAGGATCAACATGATGAAAATCAAGTAAATGATTTCTATTTTCTCTACATTTTAAACATGACAATGAGTTTTTTAATTCATTTATCCGTTCTCGTTGTATCCGTTTCCATTCTACGGATTGAGATTTCATTTTTGTAGTATTGTTATAATAATACTCTCTTGTTTTTTTATGTCTACAATCATTACAATATGTATCTAAACCTCTTACTTTGTGTTTTCCAAAATATTCTAATGTAGCTGGGTGTTCTTGTTTACATGATGAACATTTTTGTGTTTTCATATTAATTATTTATAATAAATATGGAGACAGGACATAAAAACATACTGTCTCCAAATTATTATCAAACTTTATTTTTATAATCTTCCAATACTTTAGAAACATGAGCTACTACTTTATCCCATGAAGCTAAACCATCTTCATCTTCATATTGAACAGGATCAGGACGACCAAGTTTAATGAATGCTTCAATACGTTCTACGGATGCTGCTGATTTATAATCACTATTACCAGAAGGATAAGGTTTGTAGCTTGTATTCGTACGTTTGTATACTTCATTAAAATCAATACCCAATTTATCACAAGCTTCAGCTCCATCTTTTAAAATATCAAATTTATTTACTTCAAGGTAGGGTGTATAGAAATTTACAAGTTCAGAATCCCAATTACCTACTTTAAAAGCATACATATCAGCATCACGAAATTCCTCTCTGCAGTCTAAATAAACAGCATGATCTCCAGCATGAATGCCTAATGCAATAGATACATTTTTCTTTTCACCTGTAGTTGCTATTGATAATGCAACTGCTTGAATCAATGAACTGAATATTTTGTTACGATTAGGTACTACAGTTGCTTTCATGTTTTCTTCAGCGTAGTGACCTTCAGGAACATCAGCACCACCTGTTACAAGTGCTGAATTTAATAGTTCAACTAATCCTTCTAGTTTAATTACTTGATGTTTAACTCTTGGAAATGGTGGTAAATACAATTCAATGTTGTGTTGAGCATTAATATACTCAACTAATGCTTGTGCTCTTTCTAATTCAACACTATGTTTTTGTCCGTAATCGAACGATAGTGCTGTTACCTCGTAACCATTTGCTAATAGGTGGAGTAATAGTGTACTTGAATCCATTCCACCGGATAGACTTAAAACTGCTTGTTTTTTCATTTGTTTAAATTAATTAAATAAGGAGCGTATTGTTTTGTTGATCGATTAGCCCCATAACCGATTTTATTAAAATGGTAATTCATCTAAATCAATTTCTGAATTCTTTCTCATCTCATCAGCATCTGGTGTTTTAAAATACCATTTTAGAAATGATTCCGGATACAACATTATCTCTCCTGTGTATTTTGCATTCGATACATATCTTGTTTTAAATCCTACATTTAATTCAGCAGCGCGAGTTGCTACTTGTTTTCCTAATTCACTACCTGCAGCGCGTTTGAGGTAGTCGTACAATGATAAAAATTTTTCTTCTGACATAACTCTTTATTTTAAAAATTGTTTAAACTTATTTACGTTAAATATAATATCTTCTTTTTGCTCACTCAAATCTTTTTCAAAATAAAATTCAAGTTTTTCTTTTGGTTTCCAATTAATACCATTATCCCCATAACGAACACATTCAGCACCTACTAAAATTGGATTTGATGTATCACCTGATTTAATAAAGGTCCAATCTGCATGTACCATATATTCTTGTGGTAATGAAGCACCTAAAATATGATGATAAACTGTTTTATCTAAAATACCTGTTTGTAATAGGTGTCTAATGAACTTCATTCTACCATACATTTGAGCATTAAGTAAACTTAATTCAGGGTACATATCTTGATATGCTATACTTGAATGATTAAATGCGATGTGTTTATAACCTAAAATTAATAAATTGTTATATGTTGAAGTAAGTTCTTCTAATGTTTTACCTTGACATACAGCCATTAATTCAACACCTTCAGGTAGATTTGGTTTATGAACGTTCATCCAATGTTTAGCATTTCTAATAGTAGCGGCTGAATCGTTCCATTCATCAGGAACGATGAATACATTTGGTTTAAATGCATATATTTTTTCTAATAGATCTTCAGTTGTATGAGTTACACCCTCAAACAATCCATTATCCATAATAATAAAACGACCATCTTTTCTAGCTTTTAGAAAATATATTTCATATTGCATGTATTTGTC